ATGACAGGGCCGAGGACGATTCATAAAAGGATCATCCGCGAAATCTTCAAAAAATGCGACGTGAAAAAGTACATCATAGCCATGGAAACTGGAAACGGCGGCTATGAGCACTGGCAGATAAGATGCACCGCATCTAGACCAGACTTCTTCGAGTACGTCCACGATCGCGAACCGAGATTCAACATCCAGAAAGCAGAAACCGAAAGCATGGAATACGAGCGCAAGGAGGGTCGTTTTTGGTCTTCGGAGGATACCACAGAGATAAGGCAATGTCGTTTTGGAGAATTGGGAGGCAAAGGAAGAGAATGGCAAAGGCAGATTCTCAAAGTGCTGAAAAACCAAGACGTGAGGACAATCGACGTAGTGCTAGATCCTGTAGGGGCGAGAGGAAAAAGCCACTTCACAATCGCCCTGTGGGAACGCGGAGAGGCCTTGGTAGTACCTAGATACTCATGCACGTCCGAAAAGCTGTCAGCGTTCGTCTGCAGTGCCTACAAAGGCGAGAAAATAATAATCATCGACATCCCGAGAGCGAACAAGCCGACAACGGCACTGTACGAGAGCATGGAAGAGATGAAAGACGGATTAGTCTTCGACCCGAGATACAGCGGCAAGACAAGAAACATCCGCGGCACCAAAGTGCTTGTATTCACCAACAACCCCCTAGATCTGAAAAAGCTGTCACACGACAGGTGGAACCTGCACGGCATCACGAGGGACGGCACCCTTTCGTAACACTATCCGGGTGCCATCCCCCCTTTAGGGGGGATGAGTACACGGGTAGAGGGGGGATACACCCCCCTAAGACCCCCCGTATGGGACAAACAGTTTGGAGTTAATAAAAAGGAACCGCCCTGAATAATAATTATTATTAACTTTTCAGCGTCCTGATTAATAACTCAACGGTACAATTTATTGAGGTTGCTAGAAACGAAATTCAACGAACCGAAAGGCGACGAACCAGAACCAGTGACCTTAGAGGGATACTTTAAATCCGACCAATCGAGACCATTGTTCTTCATGTAGTCCATGAGGTAGTTGAAATTGTCCCTCATCTTAACAAAGTCGCCGAATATAGGAACATTCGAAGCAAACCAGTCAAGGAAGTTAGCCTGACCGTCATCGAGACCCCATGAATGCTCATAGGCGTGAGGGTCCTCATAGAAGTAGGTGAGATACTCCTTAGTCAGATTCACACCAGCGGGAACAAGATTGGACTCGTTCCGATAAGCAGGATTGCGGTACTTCCACCATTCCTGGGCGAAACCATACAACGCGGCGAAAACATCCTGATCAGTCATAGCATCAGCTCTGCATTATCATTTTGGCATCCACATCGAGGGTATCGACAGTGGACTCGATATTGGTCAACTTATCCTCTAAATCCTTAGATTCGCCGAAATTATAGCTGGAACCATAGGTAGCGATACCAACCTGAGAGATCTCGGTAAGCCTGCCACGCTCGACGATAGAGATAGGCTCGAAGAACGAAACGCTCCACGAGATAGTCATCCTAAAGTAAAGCCTGTGAAGCTTGGACGGAGGTATGATGACGCACCCGACATAGGTCTTAGGGATCAGGGTCGGAGGGAAATACGGGAAGCTCCAGCTATTATCGACAGTAGACTGGGCAGAAGAGGAAGTATCCTGATACCCGACGACATCCTGAACCAGACCGCGAGCGGTGGGAAGAGCAGGCATCGGGAACGAATGACCACGGAAGATGGAAGCCAGCCTGAACTCGGACTGGGAACCCCCTGATCCAGAAGGAACAGCGACGACCTGCTTGTAGTCGTTAGGTTCCGAAGGGCCATCGAGCTTAGCCCCATTGCCATAGTTGGAAATGACATTGTACACAAGAGGTACAAGATTGCGCATGACAAGACCGGACTGTGGCATAGCCTTCTTCCATCCGGACTCGGAAAGAAGACCATAGTAGACATCTTCCGAAACGGTATCGGAAGCACTCGGGAAAGGATCTCCGGGATTGGTACCGCCGGCAAAAGCGATGGATCCGTCCTGAAGATTAAACATGGAATCAGTGCCGTACATCCTGTTGAGGATAGTGTTGAAACTGTCGGTAGAACAGGCGCGGTAGAGGATCGGATTGAAAAGATCCTGAGGCGCAATGTCACCAGCCTCGACTCCGATCTGCAAAGGATCAGCAGGAAGAAGCGAAGCACAGGCAAGAGCAACATTGCAGCTATTCACTTTCACTTTGTTATAGTTAAGCCAGAGTCCGGGATACAGTTTCCTGATGATCGCGGAACCAGGGGTATGAATACCGATAAGACCGAGCCTGTTGGGTGCGGTCGAAAGGTCGTAAGTCTCACGAACGGTTATGGTCGGCATAGATCACCATCTCCTGCGGTAGTATCTCCTGCCATAATATCTGCGACGTCCATACATTTGTATAAACTCCTAGGCTGATTAGCCCAATTATGAAATCAGCGAGGTTATACATTAAAGTACGCGTGATGGCGGTAATCGATTTGCTCATCAGATGGGCAAGGAATGAGGGAAAATGAACCAAAAGGTCTACAAAAAGGTATGCAGCAAAATCGGACACGACTGGGCATTCAAAGACATGGGCGAATGGATACTAAAAAAGTGCCTGAACTGTGGAATCGAACAATATTTCATACCATTCGAGGAAGACGAATGAAGATAATCGGAGTAGACGGATTCGAAGTGTACGTCAGATTCGGAAGACAGGAATTCTCAACACTGGTGAAGAAAATTGCAATGCTGGATG